TCACTGGCAGGATGCAAAGCTCTGAGAACCCAATCGCGGCCCGATCCGGACACACCGAACTGAGCCAATCTGCGATGGATTTCAACTTCCACCCCCGCACCTCCGCGCCTCTCGCGTTCTCGTCGTGCTCTAGGCATAGCTTCTTCAAATAACCGGTTTAGCGGTGGTGAACGCCTGGGTCCTACCAAATTCCAGCTCCACGGTCCTGCACATCTGCGAGGTCCACTTCAGCCATACGATCCAAAACATGGTGTTTGAGGATGAGCGCTTCGCGAGGCAAGCCCTGCAACCAGCTCTCAAAATCCATCAATTCCTCAGTTGTCAGACCGTACCTGCGCTCGAAAGACGACCACACACCGGGGCCGAAATCGAACTTAGAACCTTGAAATTGCTTACCTTTGTCGCTGGAAATAGCATCGCCATGTGTGTCGAAAGTCCGGAGCAGCACGCGTACCAGCGGAATTGTGCCCGCCACTGGCAACAAACCGCGTGCCACTCCACGCATGTACATCTGTGATTTCTTGTGGGAAGGAGGAGCAACTGTCCACCACAATCGAGCGAATAAACGTCCGGGTAGTGGCACAAATCCAATCTTCTCACCATCTCCCAACCACATGCCGGAGATGAACGTCACATGCTCAAAACTCTCGAAAACACGCGCTTCAGGCGTAATACCATACTCCCGCTCCGCCGCAACGAGCACGTCAACCGTGCAAGGATCGTACATGGCTACGAGTAGGTCATCTCCGGCCACGAGAATCGAAGCGGACAAACCTAGCCTCTTCAGTGCTGCATACGCAATTGCTGCATTGACGAGACTATTGCCCAACGTGGTGTCGTTGTGTCCGGACTTCACGGTATATTCCATCGAATAACGTAGAAGTCCTCCAGGGAAGACCGCAAACCCTTTGACCTTATCACAATCGTTTGCGAACTGCGCCAACTCTGGATCAAAGATACGGTACACATCTTGACGAAACAAAGCATGCTGCTCCTGCATGCTCGAATCCCAATTTTTCCCGTCTCTCTCATAAAACATTAGCGCACCTTCCCCCACAACATCCTCCATCCACTGCCCGATCTCAACCGCCGTCATCCCGCTCGCGAACGTGATGTCAATACCAGAATCACCCATCCGTTTCCGGCGAAACACTTGGCACAGGGTCTTTTGCGCTGAGTAAAATTGGGGTCCAAACCACGCTTGCGTCATCAAATTTGCGTAGAACTGAATCATACGCGCTTTCGAGGGCAACTTGTGGTTAATCTCCCTTTTCACCATCGCTTTGACTCGGTTCGGTTTGAGGCTGTCATTCATCATAGATTGCTCTATCGACTGCCTCTTACCAAACGGCCACTTCGCCAACCAGACAAGGTAATCCATCATCTCGTTCAACCAATACCGATCCGTATGCCCCAAAACCGCTCGCGCAAAATCGGGGAGCACCTCCCGAACATCGCGCGTCGCGAGCGGCTGAATCGATC